GTTGGTATCACGTGCTAGATACTTTAACTCTTTCATAACTGCACGCATACCAGCAAACTCTTCATGTCCATCAATGGCTATGTCCATAAGGTTATCTACAACTATAAGTGTAGGGCTTCTGCCCCACATAGTTTCAAATGCAGATACTTCTTCGTCTAAATCTTTAAGTGTAGGTGATGGTTCAAATGACCAGTACATACCAGAGAAATCACGAAGGTATTGCTCTGCTGTATCTGGTTTAGTTTTAATCATGTACTCAGCATCTTGCTGAGTTATTTTGGCTTTCATAGCAAGCAAACGCATTGCCATAGTATGTGCATTGGTATCGGCAGAGAAGTATAAGGTTGGTTGTTTTAGTCTTGCTGCGATATGCAATGCAATAGATGACTTACCTGCGCCTGGAGTACCTGCTATGACAGTAACCTCTGCTCTACGCAGAATGATTCCTTCACGTTGGAAAGCCTGAAAAGGTGGGGGTAATGGTTCTCCCCCCACCTCTGGCTTACCGATACTTCGGCGGAGTGTTTTCATTTATGCCTTTGTTTGGTCGGCTGTAAATGTAGCAAACTCTGGTGAGCCTGCCTTAACATAAACTGTTGTGCACTTGGTTGGGTCGCCTTGCTTTGCAGGACAGAAGTGTCCTTTGTATGGACCAAACTTACCTGTTAGTCCGTGGATGCGTGTCATTGTACCGTGAGGACAATTGCGTGCACCTGCACCTGGCGATACAAATGCTGGCGGTCCTGCTTGTACTGGTGTTTCTGAAATGACAGTTGCGCCCAACTGTGTAGCAAGTGTTGCCATTGTTGGGTTAGGTGGTACTGCTGTATTAACTTGTACTGCGCCACGTACTGCTGCTTCTAATTCTACAGTTGCAGATGCAAGTGATGCGACTGTTAGTGCAACAGTCTGGTCTAGTTCTTCTGCGTTAGACGCACGAACCGTGATGAGTGAACCTGCTGGTGATTTAACTGTGATGCTGATTGGTGCTTCGGTGTGCATGTTTCTCCTTGATAGTGGTGATTACCCCGCATGAACGACACACATATTCTGTGTCTGTTTCTACGTACTGATAGAGTATAACATCTGTGCCCATGCAACTAGTGCATAGTCTCAATTAAGTTTCTCTACCAATTTCTTTTTTGTTTCTCTGAAGGCACGTACCTTCATCGCTAGTTGGATACCTTTCCATCCTTCTTTAATGTCTACAAAATGTAGTTCACATTTACCACTGCCTGCTGGCAAGTGGACAATGATTCCCTTTTCTGTATTGACATCTCCCCAAGACGAACGGGTTGCCGTAGCGGGGTCATACGGCAAGCCGTTTGCATACACCGCTAACTGCATAGCAATTTTATTTGGGTAGGAAATACTACCAGTTTTAAGGTCAGAGATAAACAACTCGCCTTTGTATCTAACAACGCGGTCAGGTGTGCCTGCAATTTTAAACTTATCCAGTACACAGAACTGCTCAATAAAAACATTTTCAAAGTCTTTAGTTGCTGCATCATATGCTTGTATGTCAGCGACATAATCTTCAGGGATTACACCTAAGTCTATACCTCTGTCGTGTTTCTCTGTTAATGTATGGATGGCTGTACCTATAGTTGCTTGCTTGGTTGCACCTGCTGCTTCCATTGCATCTTCAACTAACTTGTCCATCTCTAGTTTGTTATCGCGCATAGCACTGGCTGCTAGCAACAGGTCAGGGCGCAGTGTTAAACCTGCTGCTGCCATGCGTAACTTCCATGCTACTAGTGCAGTGCCATCATCTAGTGAACTTGCAACTGTAGTGGTACGTGTATACGGTACTGGCTTGCCACCTTTTGGTGGCACAACCATAGGTCGTCCGTATCTATCTCTGGGTACTTCTACTTCCGACATACTTCTCCTTTGATTAAGTAACCAGTGGGGGTAGGACAAGGAGAGAGCCAAAACCTACCGCCCACTGATTGTCCCCATCATAGCATAGGTGACGGCTATGCGTTGACGTCATGCCCACAGTTGGGGCAAAGTTTTTCACGCTTTCTATATGGTTCTACTTTAACTTCATCTTTAAAGTTTTGATGCACATATACTTTGCATCTGTTGCGTGTTGTGTATGTACGTACTATAGCACCAGACATGTGCAGTACTGACAGCACGCCACTTGCCGTGCCGTGATGCCAGCCTGTACCTGTTGCTAATTCTTTCCACGTCATACCATTAGTACCTGCTAGTTTTAAATATGATAACGCTTTTTGCTGGTTGTTTTTTTCTCGACCAGAGTGGATATTATCTAGCGCTCTCTGCTGAGATGTATCCGTACCTGACCAGCCAGCAGTACCGTTGTATGGTACGTAGGCTGAAGACATTAGTTGTCTTCTTCTACATCATGTACTTCAATTTGGTCTACATCCATGTCGGCTGACCAGTTAGAGATTTCAGTATTTTCTTGAATAATATCTTCAATCTCATCTTCATCTTCTACTTCAATACTAAATGAACCTGTGATTGTAAAGGTTCCGTTGTATTTGGTAGTAAGTTTGGCTGCGCCGATACGTTCGAGCAAGTCATTGACTTCAGACTTGATGACCGTCTGCTCACCGTCACTCCATTCACCTTCACTAAAGAAGTCACGGACAGCATTACGTAAGTCACGGATTTCTTTGCGCTGACTGTCGTTGACTTGTTGGATTGCATCTATTTCCTGTGTTCTTTTTTTGAAATGCAGAACCTCTGCTTCAGTGTATGTAATTGTAGCAACTTGTCCATCTGTTTCTGTGTTGATTGTGATTGTGTTCATTTTTCCCTCTCGTTGTTTGTGTGTGCTCCGTGTTCGCCACTGGCGGAGCAACCCAGTGAAACGTCCCTTATATAGAAAGGAATTAACTATATAAGTTATGCGCTTACCCATACTAGGTAAATTTATGCAAGCACTAGGTCTAGTGCTTTGTCTTTGATACGGTCATTACGTCCGCTGATGGTGGCGATTGCACGGCGGTCAGAGCCACCAGATGCGTAGTGGTCAGCATGTTCTACCACTGCTTGCCATACACCAAAGGCTGTGCCTCTGATGTTCTCTTGTGTATGTGATTGGCTGTAGATATTCCATGCTGAGTCACGTCCATTAAGTGCAATGGTACGTTGACGGCGCTGCCCTTGTGATAGTAGGTGCTCAGGTGCATCTTCTACCTCTGATGGTAATGCCCATACAGCCTTGAAGATGTTGCGTACTTGACGCTCATCTACCTTACGCTGTAATAATGTGCCAGCAATTGTTTCATATTGCTGGATAGAATCATAAGTTAACTGCGTGATGTTGCGGATGTCATTGACCGACAACTCAGAGTTAGTAGTGTGCTTCATAACATAAGTGTAATCATTTTTATGCTTACCCTTGATGATGCGATTGATTTGATTCATGCAGAACAAACGCTCAATGATTGGGCGGATACGTACTGCACATGAACCATCATGTGATGACTGCACCAATAAGAATGCAGCGTGTGGGTCGTTGGCTACTTGTACACCAACAGGTAGTTCCATAACCATCCAGATGTTAGCACCGTTGTTGTACTCACCTGCTGCTGTATAGCGTGCATCACCTGAGTCAACCAATGTATCTAGTGCAGAGAATACTTCCATGTTCTGCACAATCTTGTACTTGTCACCAACCACACCAATGACTGATTCGCTTTCTTCAGTACGTTTGATAACTGCTTGGCGTTTAGGTACATCTAACTTGTCAGTTAGAGTTTCATATGGAGATACGATTGTTTTACGTTCAACAAACATATCTGATAGTTCAACAGTCCAGTCAAGACCAGCCTGTCGTGCTGCTTCTGATGCAGACCCTGCGTTAACCGCAGTGCCTGCTTTAACCCAAGCCTGTTTGTTTAGTTCTTTGATTCTTTTATCGTTATATGCTTCGCTAACTTGTAGCATTGCTCTCATCCTTTTCTACGAACATCCAACGCTTGAACTTCAAGCCTGGATACAACTGGCATGCATCTTGTAGCAGCCAGATAGCAGTGTCATCATCACTTGCTTCTACTTGTATGTCGCAAGTAATTTTATAGTATGTTTTCATTAATACCAACCGTGCTTTCTCCAATGTGCCCACGCTACTGATGGCAGGTCGTATCGGTGAACGATATACTCCAGCCCCTTCGCAATTTGCAGGGGGGCTGGGGTCTCAGGATGGGTGTTTAATACTTGTGCTACACCAAATGCTGATGAGTGTGGGTTGTCAGCAAGATGATTCCATCCTGATTCTTTGCCCCATAATTTACCTAGTGCTGACCATTCTGCACGTCCCCACTTAGGATAAGTTTCTTTTATATATGCTTTGGTGTATGCCTTAAGTGTAAACTTATTCCATACATGTACTAACTTAACTTCTTTCTTTGGTTCTAATGGTGGTTGATTGTATAATGCATGTGCCTTAATAGGGATACCAATCAGGGAAGCAACTGATAGCATAAGGCTGGTACTTATAGATAGATAGTATTTTATTTGCTGCTGCATACTTGTCCTTTACTCTTCGTCTCCATACATACGGTCAGGTTCTCCAGTATCACATTCACATGTGTGTATAAAGTTACCACATACATCACACTCATCTTTTAGTGCAACGTCATCACCTTCTAGCCATTGTGGTTCGCTCATGCTCCGTCCAATCCTGCATCTGATAGGTCACCTGGCTCAGGTATTGGTGGAGCCTGAATTGTTACTTGCTTAGATGACTTGATGATTTCCATGAACTCATCACCGTACTCGTCAGCCAAACGCTTGAGTGCTGCTAGTTCAATGGCTTCTTCGTCATCTGTCTCATCAATTATGATTGTAGTTACTAGTACAAAGTGGTCATGCATAAACAGTACGTCATAGTTAGTCATTGTTATCTCCTCCGAAGATACCTTCTATTACTTTAGGGTGTAGTTCTGCACGCATTTCAGCGAATGCCCCTGCGGGCCAGCCTGACCTGAACACACGGTTCAACAGGATTGCCAGCGAGTAGTTATGTTGTGCATTACTTAGCGTAAGCAATGCTTCTTCTTTGTTATCTAGTTCATAGTATAACGTTGCTAGCATAGATGCTGGTGCGTTCATGTAAATTGTATCTGTTGGTGCATGTTCCATCAAGTATGCAAGGGCAGGTATAAGTGTATCTGATTTGTCCTTATCCATCAAGCCTAGTGCGTAGTCACGTACCTGTATATCTGTTAGATAATAGAGGACATTGACTACAACCTCATCATCTTGTTCTGTACTTGATGATGCAAAGTACTGTTCAACTAGGCGTGCGCCTACACGTTGGACAGACTGTTCTTTATTGTCTACTAGCGTACCTAGTTCTACTAGGTGGTCGTTGATGGTCATTGTTAGTGTCATTTATTCTCTCCTTAGAATGGACGTGGACTGTGATAGTTACGGCATTGTTCTACTTGTCGCTTGTTCTGCGCCCGTAGATTTCTGTTTTGCCTGAGCAGGTCGCGGTTAGCCCGTGCTGTCAGTAGTATCAGTGTGATTGATGTTGTCAGTGCAATCATAATTGCACCTATATCTAGTACTGAGAAATACATTGTCTCTCCTTGCTATGTAGGTTGATAGTTGATGACTTGTTCGTTGCATTTGATTACCTTATGCCCCCGCACAATAAAAAATGGGAGAGTGAGTGCTATTTAAGCCACCCACTCTCCCATTTTTAACCTTAGTTTACGCTTACCTCAAAGACTTCCAACTGCAACTGTGGTGCACGGCGTGATGCCTCTGCCACGTCTGGTCGGCGGTCAAAGCGTGTGATGAGACGACCCTTAAGTGTTACTGGCATTGTCTCTTCTGCACCTTGACGTGCTTTGTCTAGGTCAATTAGGTCGCCAACTGTAGAGTCATCTAACGCTACGATATTGATACCTGTTACATACACTGCGCGGTCTGCTGTACCATCTGATAGACGGCTGAAGTCACGCTGATTGAGCCAACCAGTTACGAGTGTTCCTTTTGAACCTGTGAACTGACGGACGTTTTTGATTGTACCTGTGATAGTTACTTCGTTTAACATGTTTCTCCTTGTTTCGTAGTTGATATTTGGTGGAAGGTAGCCCTGCCGTAGGCAACAGGGCTACCTGTAACGTTCTTACCTACCGAACGTTATGTTCTAGAACTGTGTCACATGATTGACATTGATTGAACTGCTTAGGAGTTGCGAGGTTGCAGGTCTGGCATATAACCTCACGCATAGACTGCGTGTAATCCTCCAACTCCCATATGTTATCAAGCACGCCACCGTCCTGAAGTTGGACGATAGGTAACTTGTATTCCCCCTCACGGTCTGTCCAGTCATGTCCACTTGGCTCCGTATTCACAAGCCACTGGGACTTGTACATAAGGTTCCCTTCAGACGCCGACTCATACACGGAGTCAGTGAGGCGGGCGTCTGCCAACTCTACGCACTCTGTGCAGAGTTGCTCTTGTGCTATGCACTCAGGACAGACGTTGCTGATTGTGAGTGAGTCTTCCTGTGTGTATGTTACTTCGTTCATTTTTAAGCCTTTCAGTAGTTAAATCAACAGCACATACTGTCGGGAACCAAATACGCAGAATGTCAAAGCGAGCGAAGCGAAGCGGGAAGGCGAGAGCGTTTTTTGGGGCATAGACTAGGCTCCAGTCTTATGGCTGTTACACGCGTGGCTTTAGCCACGGGCGAGCGTGGTAACGCGAGTCAGCCATTGGAGCATATGCCCCTGCTCGAAGCCGTTGACAGAGGCGTATGGTTTAGCACGCTTGCGAGTAGCCGTTAAGCCGAGCCAGAGCGAGGTAGGCTACGAGTGTAGGCTTGAGCAATAGTGGCGATAGCCAGCGAAAGCCGTGGCGTGCGTCCGACTGTGTGTGGTGTGAGGTGAGCGCATTGCGTGGAGGGGCTGTGCACCGTAACGCTTGGAGCGAACACAACCCGCTTAGACAGCCAGGCGCGAGTCCCATAGACGAGCGGCTGGTGTGTATGGCTAAGCGGAATAACATACACATTAGCCACTGACGTTTTGTCTTTTCCATGCGATATGGGATAGGCAAATGTATAGAACAGCAGACGCTTTGCTCCTTGCTTGCAAGGATAGCAAAGAACTGCTTGGTTATGAATGAGGCTTCCTTCCGCCATCCAGCGGACCGAGGAACTGCTAGCGAACAAGGAGGGACCTGCTTAGCATACGCGTGCAGACGCCGAGCGTAGCGAGGACCTGCTTAGCGATGCGGGCAGACGCCCGACATTGTGAGGTGCAGACGCCGAGGCTGAACAGAACTGCTTGCAGACGCTGTTCATAGGAAGCCGAATGAAGAACCTGTTCGGCATCAGTAGGCTCAATAGATATATACATACAGCACGGCTGTCAGTATAAATCTATTTAGGGGGCGACAGCCCGACAGACAGTATCTCTACGCAGACTACGTCCAGTAGTGACAGTCTGTTCAGATTAGAACATGTAGGGGCTTGACCCCTACTGTTTTAATCTGTTTGCCTGTATATGTAGGTAACTCTGACTATAAATATTTCTGTATATAGTGACCCCAGTATATGTCTGACCTGCTGTTTTATAGATAGTTATAGCCAAACTGTTCGTTTTAGCAGTTTGAACGGATTAAGTATATATGTACAGTAAAATATATTCGGAAGTCTTTTTATAGCCTTCCTCATACTGTGACAGACTGTTGTACAGATATACTTCTATACGGCGGGTTAAGTCTGCCTTCAGCAAGGGGATAACGATGTCGGGCTTCAAATCAGGCGGGGAGCACCACCTAGCAAAAGGGGTGGCGCAAGCCAAGAAAGATGTTCTTGAAAAGGTGAGGGTGGGCGTCTCCCCTCAGGCGGCTATGATTGCCATAGGCAAAAAGCCAGATACCATCCGTCAGTGGATGGTCAGAGACCCGCTATTTGCGGCGGCGCTGGAAGAGGCAAAGGAAGAAGGAAGCAAGCAATCCTTTGATGCCCTCGGCGTTGAGAAGGAGTCTATTCCCTTTGCGGATTTCTCCAAGATGTTTTTTGACCAAACTGTATTCCCCCATCACCAGAACTGGATTGACCTTCTGGAGGGACGCGAACCATCATGGCAACACGAAAATATTATATATGAACCTGGGGAGGGAAACCGCCTCCTAATCAACGTGCC